ATTTTGCAGACTCTTTGGCAATCGCATGCAGTCTTACGCAAGACCTAGTTATGCCAGAGGTAGTCATCTCTTCTAATCCATTCTTTAGTTAGACCACACAACCCCCTAAAAAGGGTGGAAACTATGTTCTAGGAAAAGGCCTTTCCGTACATATCCTTAAGGAGTCATAATGACAATTTCACCAGCACCACGCTTCCCAGAGCGTGCACCACAGGTTTACGAGATGAAGGGTGCAGGCAACGCAACACGTCGTGGCCCACTTCGCTTTGAAGAAGGTATCGCAACCGATACTGACGTTCCAAATGATTTTCAAAAGGGCATGATGCAGGGCGCTGCTACAGCACCTGGTCGCCCAAACCGCAATGCTCCAGTATGGGAGAAGTCCGCTGCCGAGACAATGGCAGAGCGTGCTCACGTTGGTTCAGCCTCATGGGTTGAAGCACCAACATTCCTCGGAGAGTTTGCACACGGCACAATGAACGACTACTCAGCAGCAACCATTGAGACAGTCGTTCGTTCAGGTGGACGCACACAGCGTCAATCTGCAACTGTCGTAAACGACTAATTTAGACAGACACCGTTCAGCCCTCACATTAGTGTGGGGGCTATCGGGTTATCTAGGGAGGAGATGAAGTGCAAAAACCAGGCAATCCAAAGTTGTACCAAATGATCATTGCACAAGCACGCGCTAAGTACGCGACATACCCATCTCCTGGAGCAAGTGCNTGGGTACACAAGCGCTACATTGAACTTGGTGGGCAGTTTATTGAGACCCACGAAAAAGATCGTAGATTAAAGATTGCTCAAAAGAAATTTGAGTCTAAAAAACGTAAACCAGTTGATAAAAAAGAAGAAAAGAATAAAGGTAAGTAATGTCATATCTTGACTTCTCCCCATCGTCATACAGAGCGGCATCATCTGATTTAACGATCTCTATTTCTCCATTGGGATTAGTCGAACTTGCTGATGAAGAATTTGAAGTCCATGGTCCTAGACTAAATCGTTACTCGCTTAACTTTGCGATGTACTTAGGTCATCAATGGGGTTATCGCCGCGAAACTGGCGAAGCACAGATGACGATGAATTACTATCGTGCATTTACAGATTACATTGCGCGATTTACATTTGGTAAGGGCATTAACTTTCGTTCCCCTAAAGCAACGGAAGCAATTGTTCCTGGACGCTTAGAGCGTGTATGGGAAGTAGATAACGATAAAGAGCGCATCCTCCTTGAGATGGCGCAACAAGGCGGAGTAACAGGTGACTGTTTTGTAAAGGTCGCTTACGAAGAAGCCTGGACAGACTCTGCAGGACACTTCCATCCTGGTCGTGTTCGTGTCCTTCCTATGAACTCATCATTTGCATTCCCTGAGTTCCATCCCCATGATCGCACACGTCTTCTGCGCTTTAAGCAGAAGTACCGCTTCTGGGGCACATCACTAGAAGGAACACGTCAAGTATTTACTTACACTGAAATCCTTACAGATGACATGATTGAGGAGTACATCAACGATGAGTTGATCGACTCACGTCCAAACCCACTCGGTTTAATTCCAGTGGTACACATTCCTAATATTCCAGTTACTGGTTCTCCTTGGGGTCTTGCAGACTGCCAAGACATCATCACCATTAACCGTACATACAATGAAATTGCAACAGATGTTGCTGACATCATCAACTACCACGCAGCACCAGTTACAGTCATCATCGGTGCTAAAGCATCAAATCTAGAAAAGGGTGCAAGCAAGGTTTGGGGCGGTCTTCCAAAAGACGCTCAGGTATTTAACCTTGATGGTGGTGCTGAGGGAATCAACGGCGCTCTTCAATACCTAGAACTTCTTAAGCGCTCAATGCATGAAATTATGAACGTCCCAGAATCTGCTCTTGGTCAAGTTCAACCTATCTCTAATACTTCAGGTGTTGCACTTTCAATCCAATACCAGCCATTGATGAACCGTTATTCACAGAAGGTCATTCAATACGGCAAGGGCATCGAACGCATCAATGAACTTATCCTTCGTAATCTGGCGCTCAAAGAACCAGAAACGTTTATGTATAACCCAGAAATTGATGGGCCAATTAAGCCAGATCAACTTACTGTTCTTGATCCTAACGATCCACTTACTTACCAGAACTATGTTCACTTCCCACCTCCACTTCCTCTTGACAAGTTAATCGTCTTAAATGAAGTGCAGGCAAAGATGGCCGCTGGTCTTGAGTCTAAGGAAGGCGCTCTTCGTACTCTAGGAGAAGAATTCCCAGAAGAGAAGTTGCGTGAGATTCGTGACGAACTTAAAGAAGATGCTAAAGCCGATGGCGCCCTACAACTTCTTAAGGTTCAGATTCAGAAGCAGATTATGGATATGACTGGCATGATGCCTGGTCCTGATGGAACTTCTGCTATCCCTATGCAGCCAACTCAACTTGGTGACGGAGACGTCATGGGTGATGGAATTCTTGGACCTGAAACACCAGAGAGTGTCAAAGATCCAGAACAGCAGATGAACGAAGGCCTTGAAGAGAATAGCGAAGGGGCAATTCGTCAGCAGTTAGTGGAAGACGCCTACGGCACTAAACAAGTGCAGCGCAGAAACGTTGACCGCAACGACAACTAGAATTCTGATAATAAATCAGAGTATATCGAGACAATTGCGACATTATGTAATGCAATAGTCTTGTAAGAACCCAGGGACACGCCGCAAGGCATACGGACAATCAAACAAGAAAAATAGGTGACCAATAATGGCCGATAATCAAGAAGTGATGGATGTACCAGAGCCAATTGCTCCAGTTCCTCCAGTAGTAAATGAAGCACCATTGCCAGGATTTACTGCCGATGACCTTGCAAAGGCTCGCGCACAAGAGAAGGCAAAGTTGTATCCACAGATGGAAAAGATGGCTGAAGAACTCGCTTCCCTTAAAAAGGAACGCGAAGAAGAAGTCGCACGCAAAGCAGCAAAGGCTGCTGAGCGTGAAGCACAAAAATTAGAGAAAGCAAAGCAGAAGGATGAAGAAGAACTCACCTTTAAAGAACTCCTCGCTAAGAAGGAGCAAGAATTTCAGGCTCAGATTGATACTGAACGTCTTGAAAGAGAACGTGCTATTGCTCTCCTAGATCAGGAACGTAAGTTCCAAGATTTGATGGCTTACCGTTCACAACGGCTTGATGAAGAGCGCGATTCAATCGTGCCTCAACTGATTGATCTAATCGGCGGTAATACTCCAGATGAAATTGAACAAAGTATTGCGACACTCAAGGATAAGTCCGCAGGAATTATGCAAGATGTGATGCAGACAGTTCAAGCAAGCAAGCAACAGATGGTAGGTACCCGTATTACGGCGCCTGCCTCAGGACCTCTCGATAACGAAATGGGACAACAATCGTATACGCCCGAAGGAATTCGCGGCATGGACATGGCAGAATATCAGAAGCAACGCGCCAAACTACTCGGCACAGCAGCCAATAATCGCGGTCAGGGACTGTTCGGTTAATTCCCCCCAACAACTTACAGAAAGGACTGCCATAAATGGCTGGTTCAGCAATTACAGGTTCCTCACAACTCGCAGGAGCCCCAACCGCTTATTCAGGCTCAAACTCAAGCCTTAACCAAGCAATTCAAACAATCTGGTCCAAGGAGATCTTGTTCCAGGCAATGCCAATTCTTCGTTTCGAGCAGTTTGCAGTTAAGAAGACTGAACTAGGTGTTGCACCTGGTCTTCGTGTGAACTTCCTACGTTACAAGAACTTCGCTGTCGATCCAACACCTCTTACAGAAGGTGTTCGTATGACAACAAATGCTCTCACAGCAGAGCAGATTGCAATCACAGTTGCAGAACAGGGTTACGGCGTTGCTGTCTCTGAGTTGCTCTTGAATTCATCATTTGATGACATCATGGCTTCTGCATCACGTCTACTTGGCCGCCACATGGCTCAGTACCTCGACATCCAGGCTCGCAACACACTCTCTGCTGCGACATCTGCTGTCTTCGGATATGACCGTTCATCACTCCAGGGTGTTAATGATTGGTACAACGAAGGCACAAAGGGCACAAAGATCGCTGATCTTACTGGTGCTTTCAAGTTGTCAACAGGCGCTGTTAAGGATGCTGCTCTTACTCTTGCTGGTAAGAACATCCCACGCTTAGGCGAGACTTACGTCCAGTTCATCCACCCAAAGCAGTCTCGTGACATTCGTTCGAACCCAGAGTTCATCGAAGTTACAAAGTACGCTGCTCCAGGTAACTTCATGCTCGGTGAAATCGGCCGTCTCTACGACGTAGTCTTCATTGAGACAACACAGGTCAAGCAGTTCGCTTCTTCATCTGTTGTTGACTACACAGCCTCTGTTGGTGCTCCTTCATACCAGACTGATGTTCCTGTAAAGGCTAACACTGCTCCTGGTCAAGGTGGAAACCCAGAAGGTTCAACATCACCATACCCAGCAGGTGGATCAGACTCAACAGCGTCTGCAACAGTTTATGAGTCAATCATGATTGGTGACAACGCTTTTGGTCACGCTATCGCTCTTCCAGTTGAACTCCGCGATGGTGGCGTTCTCGACTTCGGTCGTGAGCACGCTCTTGCTTGGTACGCAATCTGGGGCCTCGGTGTAATCACCGATCAGGCTATCGTCAAGGTTTACACAAACTAAGACACGCTTTACCCGATGTCTGTGGGTCATACTCCTTCTTTGGCCCACAGCCATCATTAATACAAAACTAACTTAGGAGAAATACACCGTGGCAAATACACCTACAAGTCCATTGGACGCAACAGGACGCGCTGCTGAACAAGCAGCAAAGAAGAATGCAAAAGCACTTCAGGACCGTAAAGACGAGATTTCAATTGCGGCTCAGGTTGAGGCAGAAACACTAGAAAAGAACGTATTCGATCCAACGAATGCAGCAGCACCAATTGTTCTTGACGAGATTGAGAACGTCGGAGTCACTACAGCCAATAACTCAGTAATCATTCGTAC